CATATGAAGGCAACGATTGGGCTGGCGCTGGCGTATTGTTGAACATTTCAACCGTTGAAGAAACGTCAGATTTGGGCGTCAGAGGCGCTGTTCTAAGCATGAGCGGTGTACCTTCGTCAGTAATCGCCTTGGCGCTCACAGAGCCTTATCAGGGCCGTGTGGCTAACGTTTATTTCGGCATCAATCCAGAGGCCGCGCAAAGTAATCTGACTAAGATTTTTTCAGGCTACATGGATCAGATGAACATCGCTGAAGATGCCGACACGTCAACAATTGAGTTATCAATTGAGAATAAGCTAATCGATTTAGAACGACCGCGCACAGCCAGATTTACGTCAGCTTATCAAAAGTCGGTTTACGCAGGTGATCTGGGTTTGGATTTTGTTGAGGATCTGCAAGACAAAGAAATAGTCTGGGGTCGCAGTGCAGGTTAAGTTTGCGCAAGAGTTTTTAATTTCGTGCCGAGATGAAGCGCAGGTTTTAATTCAACAGCACTGGCAAGAAATTGCGATGCATAAAAGCAAAATTAAACTCAACCCAAACTGGGCGGCATATGAGGCGCTTGAAGCGTCTGGTCAGTTATCAATCTTTACAGCGCGGCTAAAGGGCGAGTTGGTCGGTTATTTCGTGACGATCAACACGCCAAACCCGCACTACAAAGATCACGTTTTTGCGGCAAATGATGTGTTGTATTTATCGCCAATAGCGCGGCGTGGCTGGGCTGGTTTGGGTTTAATTAAATTTGCGGAGCGATGCCTGCGTGCTGATGGAGTGAGTGTCATGGCGATCAACACAAAAGTACATCGCCCATTTGACGCGGTTTTAAAACGGCTGGGCTTTGAGCAGGCCGAGCGTGTTTATACTAAATTTCTAGGTGATAAATAATGGCAGTCACAGCGGCAGTATTTTCAACGGCTGGCGTTTCGGCAGGCGTGGCTTTCGTCGCCCAAGGTATCGCCAGCTTTGTCATTCGGTCTGTTGTTACTGCAATTGTTTTAGGGGCACTGTCGCCAAAGCCAAAGTTTGGCAACGCAGCGGCCAGCGGATCGGCATCGAGCGGCGAAGCCTCAAATCGCGGATATAGCATAACGGCCAGCGGATCGGCGCTTGATCATCAGATCATTTACGGAAAAATGCGGGTTGGCGGCGCGCGGCTGTTTGACGGCACAACGGGCGGCGACAATAAATTTCTGCATCGCGTGCTTGGATTTGCAGGCCATGAAATCGAAGCGTTTGATACGATTTATATCAATGATGAAGCTGCAACGATTGACGGCAGCGGCAATGTCACAAGCCCATCAAGGTACAGCGGCCACATAAACATTTATACGCACTTGGGCGCGGCAGACCAGCAAGCAGACAGCAACCTAGTCAACGCAGTCAATGGGTGGACGGCAGAGCATAGATTGCGCGGAATTGCTTACTTGTATTGCAAATTTGGCTTTGATGCAGACGTGTTTCCAAATGGCTTGCCAGAAATAACGGCGGTTATAAAAGGCAAAAAAGTTTATGACCCGCGATCAAGTGCAACTGCTTGGTCTGACAATCCAGCATTATGCGTGCGTGATTACATTTTATCGTCAGGTTATGGGCTTGGCGAGGCTGCGGCCAACATCGATGACACGTCAGTCACAGCGGCGGCAAATATCTGCGATCAGACCAACACGACCGCATCAACAACACGATACACAACTAACGGCGCATTTACGACCGCAATTCAGCCGGGTGAGTTTCTGACTAATATACTGACCTCAATGAGCGGGACGCTTTGGTATGCGCAGGGTAAATGGCGCATGACGGCTGGCGCGTTTACAGCGTCGGCATTGGCGCTTGATGAAAACGATCTGCGCAGCGGCATCACAGTATCAACCCGGCATTCACGGCGGGACAATTTCAACGAAATAAAAGGCACGTTCAAAGGCGACGAAAGCAATTATCAAGTGACCGATTTTCCGCCTGTCACTAACGCTGCATTTGTCACGGCTGACAACGGTCAAGTCACGGTCGCTGATGTCGAATTGCCGTTTACTGATAATTCAATTGAGGCGCGCCGCATTGCTCGGATTATGCTTGAAAGCAACCGCCAACAATTAACGATAAGAGCAAGTTTCGGAATGCGCGCTCTGGCTCTGCAGGTTGGCGACACAATTGCAATCAGCAACACGCGATTTGGCTGGTCTGGCAAATTGTTTCAGATTGCTGAATGGAAATTTGGCTTAGGCGATGAACTTGGTTTTGGCGTTGAGATGACGTTGAAAGAAACAGCGGCCAGCGTATATGACGAAGTTGATGACGGCTTAGTGTATGAGCGCGACAACACAACATTATTGTCGCCGTTTGAGGTTCCAAGTGTCGGCATTAGTTTAAGCAGCGAATTGCGCACAGTGCGCGGTAAAGTTATGTCGGTTTTGCTGGCCGACATTAGCACTGCAAGCGCGCTGGTTGATCAAGTTGAGGCACAGTTTAAGAAATCAAGCGACACAAACTATTCGCCATTGTCTGTTTCATCCGGTTACACTGGCACTGTACAAGCTGAAGCATTTGGCGTCGTTGACGGATTTTACGACGTGCGTGCAAGAGCGATCAATGCGCTTGGCGTGCGCGGCGAGTTTAATGCTGTCTCAAATTTCTATGTTGATGCTTTGGGTGCGGTGCCTGCCGACGTGACAAATTTCGACGGGCAAACTGTTGGATCAACGCTGCATTTAAATTGGACACCTGTCACTGATCTTGATCTGGCGCACTACATTATCAGATACTCAAATCTAACAAGCGGAGCGACATATTCGGCGGCTGAAGATTTGGCGCAGGTCGTTAGCAGTTCATCAAGTTTGGCTGTTCCAGCGGCTTCAGGCACCTATTTTATTAAAGCGGTGGACGACACAACCAGCGGGTCAAACGTCAGTAAAAATGCCGCCAGCTTTGTCATTACAAATGTTGATATTGATGATCTGAATGTTGTTGCAACGTTAACTGAAAATCCAAACTTTACAGGTGTCAAATCTGAGGTTGTTTTAAATTCATCTGGCAAATTAGAGTTGGATGTTTCGCCAAAGTTTGACGCGGCAACAGGCAACTTTGATGACCGCGCTGGCAACTTTGACGGCAACCCCGGCGGATTTACATCATCAGGGATTTACTATTTTGCAAACGATCTTGACCTTGGGCAAAAATACACAAGCCGCCTGACGAACAACGTGACAATGGAGCGGTTTGACGTCACTGACACAATGGACCTTGCAACTGGTCAATTTGACAGCCGCGCTGGTGTGTTTGACGGTGATCCAACTGCGTTTAATGACGTGTCTGTTTCTGTCGAAATGCGCCACACAGATGACGATCCAAATGGCACACCAACATACACAGATTGGTCAGCGTTCACAGTGGCTGACGTGGCCGCTAGAGCGTTGCAATTCCGATTGCTGATGACGTCAACAGATACCAACGTTACGCCGCTTGTCAGCGCGCTGTCAGCCAGCATTGACATGCCTGACCGTACAGAGGCGCAAGCAGATATTACGTTTACTGGGACAAAAGCAGTCACATTTCCGACGGCATTCAAAGCAACACCTGCAATCGGGCTTTCACTCGCAAATCTTACAGATGGCGACCGCTACACGATCACAAGCAAAAGCCGCACTGGCTTTACAATCAACACATTTACAGGCGGGTCGACCAGCACAAACGCTGTGACTTTGGATTATGTCGCCAAAGGCTTCGGAAAGGAACTATCATAAATGTCCCAACATGATTTTAACATCGCAAACCAGAGCTTTCCGGCAACGCGAACTGATCTGAATAACGCGCTGGTCGCACTGGCGTCCAACTCATCAGGCGATGCCGAGCCTGCAACAAAATACGCAAATCAGTGGTGGTATGAAACAGACACTAATACGCTAAAACTGCGCAATGAAGCAAACGACGCTTGGATATCAATTGCAGTATTAGATCAATCGGGCAACGCTGTGCAGTCAATCACAACTGCAGGGCTAACGCTTGGTTCAACAGCAATCAGCGCGACAGGAACAGAGATAAATTTACTAGACGCAATTACGCGCGGGTCAATTTTGTATGGTAATGCCTCTGGTGCTACTGCTCGGTTAGCGAAGGGCGGCGCAGGCACTGTTTTAACTTCAGATGGCACAGATATATCTTGGGCTACTATAAGCACAAGTACACCAGATATATCGTTTCCAGATTGGACTAGCCCAACAAACACTTATTCATCATCAGGCACTTGGTCAAAAGGTAGTTTAGAAGATACAGATTTGGTATTCTTTTTTGCAGTTGGTGGAGGATACGGGGCTGGTGGTGGTGGCAGTACGATTGCACGCGCTGGTTGGAGCGGCTCAGGAATGATATTATTTGGACAAGCTAAAGCGTTTGATGGCTGCGCTTATGTAATTGGTTCTGGCGGGGCTGGGAATACTGCAATTGATAGAGTCGCTGGTGGCAACACTACTGTAACATTAAGTTCGTCAAATGGCTCAACGGTTTATAGCACTACTACCAGCTCCCATTCTCTCGCAACAGTTGCACCGAGGGTAACTACTGACTTTGTTTCAGGGCAAACTAATAACCCATATGAACTTATTGCTGCTACTTATCCAAAAACAGTAGGTGGAGTTACATACCAAACCAACGGATTAGCAAGATCTATTCTTACTACTACCTTAGCCGTAGTTTTTGGTCCCGGTCAAGGCAGCGGGTTAGCAGACAACCAAACAGGTCAATATACCGCAGGAAGTTTAGGCACTCCGCAAACAAGTTTGTACTCAGGAGACGGTGGAAGTGGCAATGGTGGTAACGGAGTTTATCCGGGTGGTGGTGGAGCGTCACGTTATTCAGGTAGCGGCGCTGGTGGCAATGGTGCAAACGGAAATTTAAGGGTCTATCATGTCTAAAGTATGGTACAATAAAACAACAGGTAACGGCGCAGTATTTGACGATGCTGCAAGCATATCGGATTGGCCTGACTTTCAAGCTGACCCAGTGGCGGCAACTGCAACGCAAGTCAGAGCGCAGCGTGACGAACTACTAGTGGCGTCTGACCATATGGCCTTAGCTGATAGGATAACCGACGAATGGCGCACGTACCGTCAGGCTCTCAGAGACTTGCCAGCGCAGAACGGGTTTCCTGATATAACTTGGCCGACTGCACCAGATGCCTGATATTTCAGACCGCGTTGGTCAACTGGAAAAGGACATGATCGCTTTGCAAACGACCGTCCAAATTCAGCACAAAGAGCTATTTACGCGCATCAAGAAACTTGAAAACGTGTTGATTGCATCGACAGGCGCAATTTTGCTGACGTGCGTTACGATCTTAATGAAGATGCAGTGACATACGTTTTTATTCTGATTTTATGGCAGGGCATTGGAACGGATCGGCAGATCATAGCAGAGGTTGAGTTTGCCAGCCTGCAAAATTGCCTAATTGCGGCGCAGATGATTGTCAAACGATACGGATATGAAACGCCACGAGATCGCGCGTTGGCGTATTGCGTGCCAAAGCGGGTCAGCCCACAAGCATAAGCGAGGCCGCGGATGGAGCCCATTTCGGTTGCCGTGGCAGCATTTGCCGCAATTAAATCTGGTGTAAAATTAGGCAAAGATGCCCAAAGCATGATGTCAGACATTGGCAAAATGTGGGGCGCAATCGATGAGGTGCGCGGCGAACATCGCAAGAAAAAGAAATCACCGTTCACATCTGCAAACGAGGAAGCGTTAGAGACATTCGCGGCGCTTAAAA